CCCATGAGCGCCGCCGGTGTGAAACAAAACCGGCACGGTATCGGCGGGCGTAAAGCGCCGCGAGGGTAGCCAAACCCTGAGGGCGCACCGTAGCGGGCAGGCAAAGCCCGCGGCAAGTGGATCTTCGGTTCCGAAAGTGCTGAAGGGTGCTACCGAGGTGGCTCACGTCTTTCGCGTCGACCGGCCCAACCAGCTGCGCGGCGAGTCGTGGATCGCGCCCGTGTTCACGCGCCTGAGCGACTGGGATGACTACGAGGACGCCGAGCTCATGCGCCAAAAGGTGAGCGCGTGTTTCGGGGCTGTCTACACGGGCGTGGAGGCTGACTCGACGGCTTACGAGCCGCTCGAGCGCCTCGAGCCCGGCATGGTCGAGTACATGCCGAGCGGGACAGACCTGAAGCTCATCACGCCGCCTGCAGCGCTCGGGCTGCGTGACAGCGCGCTCATCACTCACCGAGCCATCGCGGCGGGACTGGGCGTGACGTACGAGTCGCTGACAGGCGACTTCGGTCAGACCAACTTCAGCTCTGCGCGCATGGGGCACCTGCAAATGGCGCGCAACGTGCGGGACTGGCAACTGCACGTGATGATCGATCTGTTCTGCGATCGCGTGTGGCGGTGGTTCGTTGACGCGAGCACGCTGCGCAGCGGCCAGGACATGCCGGAGCCATCACAGGTATCGGCAATTTGGACCATGCAAAGTCGCGACCTCGTCGACCCGGAGAAAGAGACTCGGGCGAACGTGACGCGTGTGCGAGCCGGGTTTGCTCCGTGGTCGGACATCGTGCGGGAGACCGGGCGAGATCCGGCGCAGGTGGCTCGCCAGATCGCGGAAGACTTCAAACGCTTCGACGAGCTCGGCCTCGTGCTCGACGTCGACCCGCGCAATGTAAGCTCGCAGGGTCAGGGCGCAATAAACCAATCAGGCGAGGGTACAGATGAAAAGAAAACCGCCCCAAGCGGGCAGTAAGAACGAGGGTCTGCTCACGCGCGCGTTTAGCGTGGTGCCAAAAAGCCTCGACGACGCCGCGCGCACCGTGGACGTGACGTTCTCCACAGGTGCAGAGGTGGAGCGTCGCGATTTTTGGACCGGTGATAAGTGGGTCGAAAGTCTCAGTTTGGACCCCGCCCACGTGCGCCTGCAGCGCCTGAATAGCGGAGCGCCCGTCCTCGACTCGCACTACAACGGGACTCGTAACGTGCTCGGAGTGGTTGAAGCCGCCCGGATCGAGGACGGCAAGGGTGTAGCGACCTTGCGCTTCAGCAAGCGAACCGACGTCGAGCCGCTATGGCAGGACATTCGCGACGGCATTTTGCGATCTGTATCCGTGGGCTACGCGGTGCGGTCGTGGAAACTGCAGCGTGGTGAAGACGGTAAGGTCGAGCGGCGCACCGCGGTTGACTGGGAACCTTTCGAGGTCTCCGTGGTGCCGATCGGCGCCGATGCTGGGGCTCAGGTACGTCCGCACGATGTGTCGCAATTCGAAGAAAGTGAGACAGCAATGAAAGATGACGAGACCGCGGGCGAAGGCCTGCGCGCGCAACCGCCGGTGATTCCGGCGCCCGTCGTGCAACCCACGGACGAACAAGCGCGCCTGCAAGAGCGCGCGCGTGTGAAGTCCATTGATGATCTGTGCCGAATCCACGCGGTCGCGCACGAGAAGCGTTCGGCGTGGCTCTCCAGTGATGTGACTGTTGACGCGGTGCGTGCGGCCATCCTGACGGACATTGCAGAGCGCCAGCAAGCCACTCACGTGACGCCCGGTGACGGCCGTCGCGAGATGAGCATGGTCCGTGACGCGACGAACGCGTTGCTTGCGCGAGCCGGGCTCAAGGTCGAAGGTGAGGGACACCTGAACTTTGCCGGCGGCAGTCTGCAGCGCATGGCCGAGCGGGTGCTTTCGGTTGGCGGCGTCAACACGCACACCCTCAACTCGAGCGATCTTGCCACTAGAGCGCTTGCTACGAGTGATTTTTCCTCGATCCTCAATGCGGTCGGGGCGAAGATCGCGCGTTCTGGTTACGAGGCCACTCCACTCGTGCACAGAGAGATCTTTCGCCGCGCATCGGCCAGCGACTTCAAGTCGCGCAACCTGCCTTTGATTTCAGCGGGCCAGGTCCTCGAGGAGGTGCCCGAGAGCGGGCGCATCCCGACGCGCAACGCGAAGTCGGAAATGGCCAGCTACGCGCTCAAGAGCTACGCGGGCATCATCCCGATCACTCGGCAGCTCATCATCAACGATGATTTCGACTTCCTCGCTCGCGTCTCGGCGCAGCGTGGGCGCGCGGCCGCCGAGACAGAGCGCGCGGTGATGTGGAACTTCGTCGGGGGCAACCCCAACGCTCCGGTATGGCGTGGCGAAATCCAGGCCGCCGCGCTCGGCATGGACGTCCACGTGTTCGACGGTGACGGTCGCGAACTCGAGGACGAACCAGGTGAGCTCGTGTGCTGCACGCCGTTTCCGTCGATGCCCGTGGGCTTCTGGAAC